TGCCACATATAGTGGCTCACCTGGGTCTGTACTTAAACCGCCAAGCTCAAATAGTTTTTGACCTGTTGTATTTAAATCAAGAACTTCATAGCGAAGTTCCGCAAGGGCTGCACCATCTGCAACAGAAGTTGCTAAACAGTCCTCATCTACAACAGTATTGTCTAACTTATATAAGCCAACATTGTAAGTACATGAACCACCTAATGCATCTGTGCCAATCCTAATGGACACAAGATTAGCGTGTGATGGTATAGGAGCAAGATAAACGATATCATTATCTGTGCTGTCACCAGCAGCTAATGCCACGTTTCCTGATGCTATTCTGATTCTTCCACCTAACTCACTTGCTGGATTAGCAACTTGAGGTAGTGCAAGATAATTTGCGACTAAGTCGGAATTTTTAGTTGTCATTTTCTATTCTCCTATCTTAGTCTGGTGTTTCATCACAGAATATTTTTACGACTTTGGACTCTTCCATCCGCACCGCACCAATATCCATGCAATAGTAAACTTGAGTTGCATACCCTTTATCAGCACGCTCATCAATTCTTGCAGAAACATCTTTACCTATTCCAAGGGTAATGCCATCCTCTGCCCATGCAAAGCATGAACGGATATCATTTGTATCTACATCAAGACGATTTGTCATAATGAACTCGAAGCCTAGAAACGTATTGATATCACCTTGAGCTAACGCCTTCACAGTGTTGAAGTCTGAACTGGTAACCTGAGTTGTACCAAGTAAGTCTTCAATCTGCTTTGGCCCTACTGCAATGTAACGTGCGATAGAAGGGTCAACATCATTCAAATCCATCTTACGCTTTGCTTCAAGCAACTTGGCAATGGTTAATCCATCATTTGATGACGAAGAACCCACCATGTTTGCTGTTGCATCTAGCGTAGCTGAACCAGAACCTGTTTCGCCTGTTGATGCTGTACCAAGTGCAGCTGCGATAATAACATCATCCATAGCACGACCCATTGCAGCAGCAGCTGCTGATGCATATTGTGATGTTGGGTCAATTAACATACGAACTTTATCTTGGTCATCGATTAAGTCTGCATATTCGTATGATGCTAATGATACTCTACGTCTTGCGTGTGGGGTATCAAGTTGCGGTGTATCACCATGTCGGCTTGTGCGAAGCTGTGCTGTCGCTTTACCAATCTGGTCTATAAATGCGTTCTTACCAACAACATTTTCTATATTAACTGCATCACGTAAACGGCTACCCATTTGTTGTGAGAGCATTTGCACATTAGCAGAATATTGTTGCACGAACGCGGTTGTTACTTGTGAAGACATATTTAACTCCTTCTTTCACAAATTGCGTTTATACTTTTATCGATGTGCTACCCTCACGGACACGCCTAGGCTTTTTAGTTGCCGTAGAACTATCGTCTATCCGATTGTCTTCAGGACGGTTTGAACCGCTACCCTTGATAACCCAACTCCAAAGCAACTCTGCTTTTTGTTCAAGTTGGCTTATATCTAAAATATCTCTATTTGCACAAGTTTGCAAGAGGTTACATATTAACTCATTTCTAGCAATGATAATGTCATTATTATCCATGTATCATTTCCATTAATTCATTAACTCTATTGATAGCTCTTTGCCGTGCTACATAATTCTTTTTATCTGTATATTCTGGCGAGTTCATAATAGAAGTAACTTCTGCCTGTGCTTCATTAGGCGTTAGTTTACGTGTTTGTGTTGCATCTGCAATTGTATCTTCACTGGTAGAAGAATTAACAAAGTTAGCAATTTCAGAAAAATATTTTATAACCCTAGGGTCATCGCCAAACTTCAACCCACTAGCTAACTCTAATTCATAAATATCAGAGTCACCAAACTTACCAAGCAATCCTTTGACGCTTGCAAGTTTATCATCATAAGCCTGACCCCATTCTTTTTTTAATCCGTTTATGGTTTCTTCTTTGAGACTTTCCTGTTGTCGGCTAATCTCTTCCTGTGATGTATTTACGGTAGATTTATAATACTCCATCACACCATTTACCTGATTAGGTGTTAGGTTAAGTTTATGTGCTATGCCCTTAAAATTACTAGCAACTTCTTCTGTTACTATGTTTCCATCTACGACAACATCATACTTATCGGATGTTTCTGGTACACCTAGATATTGATGTATTTTACCAAGCTGTTCTTCAGATGGGTTTTTAGGTGCAGCTAGTTTATCTGCGCCAATCAATTGTTGTGCATTTACATAGGATTTAGCCAGATTACCTACATCTTTTATGGGGGATAGACTTGGATGTGAGCGTAATTCTTCTGGTAATTGGTTTAAGAAATCGTTACCAGAACCGCCCTGTGCTACTTCTGCTGGTGTTTCTAGCACCGTTGTAGTTGGCTGGTCTACCTGTTCGACTACCTGTTCTTCCATTTTTACTCCTTATTAATCATATTGTTAATATGTAAGAAAACAGCACGTTTTCCTTCTTCAAAAGCAGATGCATTAGCATCTCCTGATACATGAGTAGTTGTCATCCAGTGACATCTATTTGCTAAATCTGTAAATACTCTCTTGCCATTTTCAGATGTAAATGTCTGAGTATACATATCTCTAAGCTGTTCTATTTCTTTTTGTCTTTTATCTTGTGTATAGGCTTCATTTACGATTGATTCTGGTTCTGCCATTATTTACTTACCATCCTAACTGCTTGCGCTGCTTGCGCGGTATCGGCTACATCCTGTGATAATGCTTCACGTTCTTGCATAGCCTGTTGCATTTCCTGACGCTGTTGTCTCATTGCATCAACTTCTCTTTGTGATTTTAATGTCATCTTAGGCACACCCAGACTATCTGTAATGTGTCGCACCAATCCATCTGGGTCTATATGGTCACCAACAGGCAATGCCTGTGCTAATGGCATTAATATTTCCAATGCCTTCATAGTATTATTTAGACTGCTAGATTTTTGTGCCATAGCCAATGGGGATACATATTCAATATCTACATCTCTTCCCTGTATTAATGGTGGTGCTTGTTGGAGCATATCTTCTCTTAACATTAATGCAAACACACGGTCTATTAATGGACGTAGCATTTCATTCATTAGCCTTCCAAGAACAGGGCCAATAACTCTCATACGCTCTTCTTGTCTTTGTATGACTTCTGTTGCTGTCATATTAGGAGAGCCACCAACCAATATTTGGTCTACATAAAATGCAGAACGGATAGCCTGTCTTCGTTGCTCTTCCATACTCAACCCAACATTTGTATTACTGCCTGTATTCAAAGGCGTAATGGTATCTCTTGTGCCAGAGCGATAGAAGTTTAAACCGCCAGGCTGTGTTCTTACAGGCAACATAAAGCCATCATCTGGTACAAGTAACGGTGGGTCGATTTGTTTCTGCGCTGCCTGAATAATTGTTTTACTCATTAGGTTTAACATTTTAACATCAGGTAATGCCGTCATCGCAGGAGAACGCCCCATTATCTCACCTGTACTTTTTAAGAAACGAGGCACGATAAACGGCATTTCTTCAAAGCCACCTTCTGATAATATCATGCGTGATTTACTACACACATACACAGAAGCAAATGGCATATTTATATTATCGCGTTTTGTAATATCTCGTACCATACGAGGCGTTACGATATGCAATATTTCAACTGGTTCTTCTGGGTTCTTTTTAAATACTTTGGCTATATGGTCACCAATATTTTCTTCCCCGAATCTTTGTACCGCTGCTTTAGCAGAAGACTCATATTTTCGATACACCGTATCAACCATACCATGTAGGTCTTCTTGAACATAAAACTCTGATATATGCCGTGTAGAACAACGAAGCTGTTTATCTTCTCCCATTTCTACAAACATACAACCAGTACCAAATACAACTAAATCTACATATAATTCATGCACTTCCGTTTCAAAGTTGGATTGATTGAATAATCGCATCATACGTCTTGAGGTATCTTGCAACCATTCTCGTACATCATCATCACGATTTATATCAGTATCCTTAACATCCAGATGAAACCAAGGTGATGCACCGCTAGTCAGCATACCATGCAATGAAGAAGCTAATAAATCTACAGCTTGCAAAGCTGTACCAT